GGCAGCAACCATCCACGGGTATTTGAAAATCTACCCTAACCCAAACCTGCCTAACCGAAGTTAGACCTAATAGCGCTGGTTAGGCGCTCCGCCCTGTCCGGAAATTCGAACAGGACGTCTGGCCGTAAATGGCCCCAATTAGGGGTGCATTTACGCTTCGTTATATACCGCGTTATCTCTTGCCTTAGAGACACACGATAAGACCATAGCTTAGTCTTACCGTCGCGGTAGCCAGATACGTAGCCCCCGATGAAAGCCAGCCATAGCCCGTTAGGGTAATAGCCAGCATCAGCCGGGTGTCTTAATAGCCTACAAGCGTTAGTATCGATTTTGTACCCATGGAAAATGGGGACAGATGCGACGTAACGTAGCAGACCAAAGCTGCGCTTAATACATCGTTTAGATGGATTACTCAGCTCCCTTGGCACCTTGATGCCACAACTGTCGTCCTCATCTAATGGAACTAGACAATTACGGGCCTCAGGATAAACCTGAAGGACGTAAGAGACGGTGCGTCGCAATGACACACCTGTTTTGGCCGACCATAGGTTAAGTTTGTTGATAGCTACGAAGGCATCTTGTAAAGATCTGAGACTTTTTAAGTACACAGGTCTAACATCGACTCCATTGAAGTAGTCTTTGCCACAAGATTCCCTGAACGGACCTTCAACAAAGGTCTTGTTATTGTTTACAACAAAGCCAAGCATACCTAATAAAGTCATTAGCAGCCGGGATACACGCTTGTCGACGATGATATCATCACCGAAAACAGACATGTTTCTTAGCGGCCAGCGACCTTTAGAAATACAAGGTATGCCCAGGTAGCGGTAAACAACAACACATGACGCAGCGAAGAGCAGTGTTTGCAGAGGAAATGTAAAACCGTTTCCCATGGTTGACACCATTCCAAGCTCAACTAGACTACCGTCTGGTAGACGGCTCTTCGGTGAACGGAGACGGCGCAGCATTCTCATAAAACCTACTGGGAATACTGTATCCATCATACGTAAGCCTAAAGAGTCCGAGGCACTCTCAAGATCAATCGTGACAAGCTGATCGTTGAGGGAACCTAATCTAGCCATGCACCTACTGACGTCGGGTTGGAACTCGAAGTCAATGCCATAACGGGATCGCAAACGCGACCCAATAATGGAACCCATGCCCAGTTGCATCCACATGTTAATGGATGGTTCTGTGCATATGGTACGTGCAACGTCTTGGTTCTTATTCACGAAGCTAAGATTATTGTGATCTACCACATCCACGCCATTACCGCAGGCAGCATTGCAAAAAGCTAGCTGAAACTGTGGGTTTCTGGCGATAAGTGTGCTCCAAATATCGGAGAGACCTTCCGTACAACTCAGCCTAGATGCTACCATCTTTGAGTAAAAATCACAGCCTACAGCGCCAATAGACGCTCCAGGCCCGGCGTAACCCTTGTTAAAGATAAGGGTATAGTCGTCATAGATGGGACCATCATTCGAAGGATCGAGAAACTCTTTAAGCTCGCTTTTCAGCATGCCAAGGAGTTCCCAATCAGGCTGCACATGATTGAGCTGAAGCTCCCAACTGGATACACGTGAGTTCACTGCCAAGAACTTTTCCATGGCAGCTGCACACGCATTCTTTGAGGGCTTCAACGCCTGGTTGAATTTCTTCAACAGGCTCTCCTTCTGTCGGTAGCAAGCTACTTGGACAGCGGAGTCGTCGATCGACCACGAAGGTAGACTGACGTCAATATGTGAGGATAGGTCTTGATGTAGACTCTGTAGTAACAGGTCAGCGTTAAGGCGCATAAACGTTACTCCGATTATCACTGCATTTAGAGAGATGTAGACTGTGTTAGAACATGGGGTTCTTAAACAAACGATCCCACATACTAGTCACAGGAACCTCAGGCTTGAATGGAAATGGTTCCCACTCAATAGCTAGAGGATCTACTTTTTTGCTAGGTTCAGGATAGGTACTGTTCTCGCCAAGGATAAATTCTTGAAGAGGAACGGTCTTACTACTTGAATTAGCAATCTTAGCCCAGATCTGTTCGAGTTGAGAATGGGCCGTAAGGCCTTTATCCTCGACACGATCAGGTGAAACTAAAATATCTCTCGTCCATAAAGTGAGCCAATGACAGGCGTCCCCATTAACCAGAGTGACAATGTCAACCTGGGTGGTGAGGACGTCAGACATGAAGGCTGACGATATGGCTATAGCGCCCATTCGGCTCGTAGTTACGGTGTAGCGCATCTCTTTGTTAAGAGGCGGGTTATACTTAGTAATCAAAAGCTTCATGGAACCTCCTTTGTGAGGTGCTATAAGTGCAGTGCACAAAACCAGGGATGGACGACATATCAGAGTTCTCTAAAGAACGCCGTTGATCGTCAGGTCTCCAAACCCAGCGGACTGCTGGGTAAGGGCACCGATGTGAGCCGACTGGCACGCCCGAACATTGGGAGCGTCAGCCGTATCAGCACCTGCCGGTACGTCAGTGGTCGTTGTCATGACCATGACCTTATAAGGCTGACCAGCGAGAGGCAAAACGCCCTTTCGCGTAATCAACTTATAAGTATTGATCGGCACCTGGGTGATCACGCCCGTAACTGGATTCGGGTTACCGAGAACACGGAGGTTCGCGGGCCGAGTATAGTTGAGCGTGAACGGAGATGCAACGGAATGAACCGTTACACCAACTTGCGTACCACCAACAGCACTTACTGCGACTTGTTTGCCTGGAATATTGGCAGGGGCCGTGTCAGCGATGGTGGTGTACGTCGGAGCGGTAAAGCCCGTCTGTGCTGAACCCGTAATGGGCGAAGTCCAGGTAATGGACATAAGGATATTGTCCTTGTGAATTTACTACGGTTGATTGAATCCCTCACGCCGAGAAGCTAGGTCTCTCGCAGTACTAGGTTTCGACCCTTTGATTTGTTGACTTAACGCTGCAATGTTAAGCCACTTCATAGAGTCAATTCCAGGTACTTTGAATTGCCAGCTGGGGTTCGGGAACGAAGATGGAGCACGATTAACGTACTGCACCAATGAGTAAAAGCGGTCACCGGAGACACTCATTGAATCCCCGGCAATAGGAGGCGTAATGCGAAGATTCTGGAAATTCAGTGTTGTACTGTTTCTCACAGTACGCTGACACCACCGTGAATCAACGTTAAAAAGCCTCATACTGTCGATCATCTCACCTACATTAGTGAAATAATCGACGAGGAACGACCACGGCACAGCCTCCCACACAGCAGGTACGACATCAAAGATGCCGGCCCCAAAGTGCTCGAGGGTGGTAGTGGTATTGTTCAGTTGCGCGGCCATTGCACCATGGTACTTGACGGTTAGATCAGATTTGGTAATCTTATCGAACTTAGTCCCGCCACCAGGGTACGACGAGTCATAGCCAGCTTTAGCAGTAAGAACATTAGAAATGATAGTTTCCCGACCGAAGCCATTGATAATGACTTGGTCAAGATTATCTTTCTTAGCTTTCAGACTGTTTGCAGCTGTCGTGGCATCGTTGATGTCAGCAATGAGGGGCTTCACCCCAAAGCTGTAGGCCAACCAGGCATCACCTAAGTGTTTAGCATAATCTGCTGGACGCTTCTGTGATATCTTCTTCAGTCCTTTCACATTTCCGACGAAATCCCATGTATGCTGGTAAAACGACTTAACAGGGTGGCGAAGCATATGAATTGTTTCGCGAATCTCTGCTACGAAGTTTGCACCACGCCATGAGTTTTTAGCGGATATGTAGTGTGAAAGAAACTTGGAAGCTGCCTTTCTATCAGCTACGGTGCTAGACGTTGTGACGGGAGTGGCAAAAGCTGCATCAGCGCCAAATACGTTACCAGATATACTGTTAACTATTCCGCAACTGTTGTAGTATGACATATTTCCCGAGCCACAAATCATGCGACCATACTTTGTTCCTACGAGTGTGGTAGTAGCACTTTGGCCAGAAGCGATCCTCTGCTTCCAGTCTTTGTAGTTATTACCATACGTAACAGTACTAGTTGCAGACTTCGGGTATTTTGGATTCTGGTCATACGCTGGACTGTAGACCCGAGGACAACCTACCCAATGCTTGCAAGAGGCACCAAACGTATACTTACGAGGATAATTCTTCGTAGTACTCATAGGACCACTCTAACTGATAAAGTTGGAGCGCACCTAATGGGACGCCCGGTGAAAGCCGGG